TCGGGCCGTGAGTACCAGAACTTGATGCGAATCGTCCGTCACTATGCCCAAGAAAAGATTACCTTGGAGATGGCCCGCACGATGTTGTCCGCTGGATTCGGTCTAACCCCCGAAGAAGTGAACACCCTGCTCGGCGTTCGGGAGCAGGCGTTTAGCGAGCCTACATGGGGCGAAGAAGATGACGAGGACTACGGATGGGGGGACGAGGAATTTAAGGTCTTGGAGGTGGTCGCAAGTAAGTTTGGGAGCAGCAGCGACGAGTATGTTGTCATGCATTCCAAGCCAATGCGGTTTGACACCGACTTAGACGACCAAGTCCGTCAAGCCTTCGCTGAACTGGGCGAGGAGGAGAAAGAACTAGATAAAAAAATTGAAACCTACCGCAAGAAGAATCGGGACGCAAGCGTGGAAGAAATGGCCAAGGAGTTCGGGGTCAGCAAGGCGAAGGTCGCCAAGCGGGTCGCTTACCTAATCACAAAAGACCGTTACCCCATCGCCCGTGCCGTGGACAAAATCGCCGAGCAGGGCTTGCCCAAAAACATTAAGGAAGTGGCCGAGCCAGTATTGGAAGTCCGCTATAAATACGCATGGGCCGCAGGGTTTAGCAACAAGGACAAACGGACCAGCCGTGAGTTCTGCAAGGTCATGCTGGACTTGGCTGACCAAGGCAAGGTGTACACACGGGACGATATTGACGGCATCTCCAACATCATGGGCTATTCCGTTTGGAACCGCAGAGGTGGTTGGTATCACACGGCCAGCGGAGTGAACCGCCCCCAATGCCGCCATGTGTGGGAGCAGCAGTTGGTAATCCGTAAGGGCAATAAAATCACGAAAGCATGAAGGCACTTTTTATCAGCGAACAAACCCTGCTGGACAATTCCGTAATCAACGAGAATGTGTCGTTTACCCAAATACGGCCTACCATCGTGAAGGTCCAAGAGATGCGGATTCAGCCTATCGTTGGGTCGGCCTTGTATAGCGAAATGGTGACGCAAGTGGTCAGCGGCACAACGACTGCCCTGAACAACACGCTCTTGGAGGACTACATCCAACCCGCTATGGTGCAATGGCTCTACTACGAATTACCCATGGTGCTTGCGTTCAAATACATGAACAAGGGAATGGTCCGCAGAACCAGCGAGGAATCGTCGCAGATGTCCATGGACGAAATCACCCGCCTTACCGACAAAGTGAAGAACGATGCCGAGTGGTACTCGGAGCGAATCACCCGCTACCTCATGGAGCAGAAGGCCAACTATCCGCTATTCAACTCACCGCCATCGGCTCTTGATACTATTTACCCGAACGGAACCAATTACAACACAGGGATGGCCTTGGACGCAAGAACCCTCCGCCGTGGTGCTGGGCTTGATAGGCCATGGCCCTACGGTTACGACCCCTACTGCAATAACTGCTAACGATGGGCGCACATTCTAAAAACATTCTGAAACTCCAAGCATATGTCATGGATAAAAATCAAGCAGGCACTTCTTGCTCTTGCAAATGCTCACCCGCAGGTGAACTCGTTCGGAACGGGCGACCCGCTTGCAATCGGAACGGACAACACGATAAACCTTCGCACCCCAAGCCGTGAGCGAATCGTCTATCCGCTCGTCTTTGCGGATGTTCAGTCAGCGAGTACTGATTCTGGCACTCTTAATTTGGTGGTTGGTGTATATTTCTCTGACCGTCTTGAATCCATTGCCACGATGGGCGGAGTGGTTTCGGGCAGTCCGACGCTCGGTTGGCAGGACAACGAAGACGAGGTTTTGAGCGACCAACTGCAAATCGCTCAGGACTTCATTTCAAGCCTCACAAACGACCCGACGCAAGAGTGGACGCTAAGTACCTCCGTGTCGCTTACACGCTTCGTAGAGAGCCGTGATGACCGTACGGCGGGGTGGGTGGCAACGCTACAGTTCCAAATCCCATACTCGCACTCGGTTTGTGAAATTCCGACATAACCTACATTTACCCTAAAGCAACCCATACAAAATGCCTACTCCAATTTTACAACAAATGCTCGGACAGGGCGGCACGATGGAATTCGTGGACGCTGCCGTGTCGGGCAAGAACTACGACTTCCTTGTGGTGAACGCCGCCGCTACCTTCACGACCTTGACGGGTACAGGAGGCGAAAACCTGCTGACCGCCTACGCTATGAGCGGCAAGTCCGTTTCCGCTGGCATCGTCATCAGCGGAAGGAACGGCGGCAAGATTACGGCGGTCACTCCATCCGTGGGTAGCGTCATCGGATACACCTTCCTCTAAGCGATGTTCATCGGCTACGGATACGGCTATCCCCGCTCGCTCATCCTCGGCGGTTCGGGCAACCCTTATTGGGCTGCCTACAATGTTCGTGCATCTGCTGACGGCGCAACCGCTCCCGAAACCGCAAGCAACGATTGCCTGCAAGCGAGATTCATTGCCACCTTCCAAGATTACAACTTCTTCGTGTGGACGGACACGGTTTGGGCGGTGTTTAACTCCCGCTGCGATGCCGATTCAGCCACCGCGAAAGAAACCCTTTTTGAAAACTGCCTCCAAGTGCGCACCTATAATCTAAATTAAAATGCCCGCAGCACCATCTTTACTCATTGTCCCCTATCGTTCAAAGACGGGGAAACTATACTCCCAAATCCCCACCAGCGGGGCGGGGGACTTCACCGTTACCCGCAACACCGAGGCACGGCGGTTCAACTCTGCGGGGTTGATTGAATCCGTAGCATCGGGCATCCCCCGATTGGACTACTACACCAGCGGTGGAACGGCGGGTTGTCCTGCGTTACTCGTAGAGCCTGCGGCGACGAACTTGGCGTTGCAGAGTGAGGCTTGGAATGTATCGCCTTGGACGGCTACAAGCGGCTCGCAAGGAGCGACGGTTTCGGGGAATGTGACCACATCCCCTGACGGCACAACAAATGCCGATAAATTGATTGAGGCGGCAGTTACGGGAACGCACTTTTGTTTGCAGTCAATAACATTAACAAGCGGCACAACTTATACGGCAAGTTTTTTTGTTAAGGCATCCGAAAGAACCCGTGGTCGTTTAAGGATGAGCGGTTCAGGGGCTTACTGGGATTTGGATTTTAACCTAACATCAGGAACAGTTACAGGTGGAACAAATCCGTTCATCCAAAATTTTGGCAATGGATGGTTTCGCATAGGCGCAACATTTACTGCCAATCAGGCATCTAATAATTTTATTTTATTTATTCTTGACGCTTCGGGCAATGCGTCTTACACGGGTATCGGCACAAATGGAATTTTTGTTTGGGGCGCACAACTTGAAACGGGCTCCGTAGCCACCTCCTACATCCCCACGGCCGCCGCAAGCGGTAGCCGAAGCGCCGATGTTGTTTCGGTATCGGGAGCGGTCAGCGGGTCCATCGGGCAGACGGAGGGGACGATGTATGCGGAGGTGGATATTCGCAACATGGCCAAAGAAACATACCTCATTCGCATAGACGAAGGGGCAGCATCAAACATTCTCTCTTTGCGAACATTGACAAGCAATGTTGTACGAACCGCAATTACCGCTCCAACGACATCGGGCACGATTAACATATCAAGTGCCGCATTTACTGCTGGAATAGTCAAAATCGCTTTTGCGTACAAGTCAGGCGAAATTGCTTTGAGCGTCAATGGCGCAACGGCTTTAACGGCAAATGGGACATTCGCTTTTGGGGCGTCTTTGAATAGAATAACCCTTGGTAGTAATGCGTCTGCAAGCAGCGAGTTCAACGACCGCATCCGTGCCGTGGCACTCTACACCACAAGGCTCACCAACGCAGAACTCGCAGCCCTCACCGCCTAACGATGCCCACCTTCCGCAAATTTGCATTCCCCGACGGGGCCACCGCTGACAAGGTTTTGGGGGAATTCCTGCAACCGCTGGACTTCGCCGTGCCAGTCGGGGAGATAGACAAGGCCGTCTGCGTGGACATCCTATTCCACGACACCTGCCCCGAACCCTTGGCCGCATTTGTCGTGTGGCCCGAACCCTGTGGCGTTCACTCGTTCAGCGGATGGGAGGAACAATACACCGCCGATTACCAAGAATTTGCAACATCACCCAAATAAACACATTTCCAACCATGGGCCTATTTCGCCGCCGCCAAGACAACCCCGACCAACCAAAACTTCCACTTATGAAATCAGCCGTCATCGCTCTGCTCCGTCACTTGCTAACCTTCATCGGCGGTACGCTCGTCGCTAAAGGTATCATCGACACCGCAACACTCACCGAAATTATCGGTTCGGTAATCACCCTTCTATCAGTAGGTTGGATGGCGTTGGATAAATCAAAAGGCGAACCCAACAAGTGAACTTGCTGGAAACAACCGTAATCGGCACGGTCAGCGCAATCGTTGGCGGTGCTGTGGCTTGGCTCACACGGGGACGCTTTACGGCGGATTCGTTGCAGGTGAAGCAAGCCCAAGCGGTGCTGGCGATGTGGCAGGCAACCGCCGAAGCACAAAACAAAGAGTTGACTGAATTACGCAATGAGTTGTTAGTTTTGCGTCAACGGATTGAGTGTTTGGAAACTACCATCCATACGCTGGAATCCGAAAACGCAACACTAAAAGCCATGCAATGATTCTACCACTCACCAAGCACAGCCGAAACATCCACGACATTACCTGCCAATCGGGGCAGGAGTTTCTTTTAATCAGCGACCTGCATTGGGACAACCCCCATTGCGATAGAGGTCTGCTGACCAACCACCTAAAGGAAGCCCAACGGCGCAACGCAGGAGTCATCGTCAACGGTGACTTTTTTTGTTTAATGCAAGGCAAGGGCGACCCACGACGGAGCAAGGAAGACATACGGGAAGAACACAACAACGCCCGCTACTTGGATTCCATCGTCAACACGGCGGTGGAGTGGTTTGCGCCCTACGCCAAGAACCTCCTGCTGGTTGGCTACGGTAACCACGAAACATCCATCATCCACCACC